CTGCGACCCGCCACGCGAGAGACCGCCGACCAGGCAGACCTGTCCTGTGGCGTTGCCATAGAAGTAGTCGCACCAGCGCTGGTTGGAGTTTCCGGTGAGGGCAGTGGCGATGACATCGAAGAACTCGCCCTTGGTCATAACGCCAGCGTAGCCACTCGTGGTGAGGCGGGTGAGTTGGCGGAAGTGACCGTCCGGGTGGGAGGCCAGTTCACCGGCGGAGGGCAGGCGGTTTCCGTCGTAGATGAAGACTTCCGTGCCGTCCTGACCGGAGTTGCCGCTGTTGCCGAAGTAGATGCCCTGGACGAACTCCCACTGGAGGTTCCAGAGGTCTTCCAGGCCGCAGACGGAGACGTGCGTGGAGTCGGTCTGTGCGCCGGTGATGGCGACAGTGCCCGTGGCGTCACCGAGGCTCTTGGTCTTACCGGTCTTCTTGAGTTCGCCGGTGATATTGCCCCAGTCGTAACCGGCAGAACCGCCGACACCCTGGCCGATGGAAGCCTGGGCGTTCGCATTGCCGTTGGCCTCGGCCAAACAGAGCATGGAGATCCAGCGAACGTGGTCGTAGTCCTTGAGGCCCCAGTTGGAACCGAAGGTCTGGGCAGCGTTCCAGTATTGGGTGATGGTCTTGGACGAGGTGTCGAAGTCAACGCCGGAACGGGACACCAGTTTGCTGCTGGTGATGGAACCCTTGTAGGCGCCCAGAACGATGCGGTTGCCGTTGTCGGCGTTACCGATGTAGTGGGCGGAGATGGGGAACTCGGAGCACCAGAGGTAAGGGATGCTGGTCTCCGCGTCGGTCTGCACCAGGTAGTACAGACGAGGAGCGATAACCACGATGGAACCCTTGGTCTCGTCCAGGGTCGTGCCGTCGGCATAGATGCCGGAGTTGTTCGGGTGCAACTTCGCGGCGCGGCCGTTCGGGTCCATCAGGTAACGGCCGATCTTGGCCTTGTAGGATTGCCAGGCTGCGATGTTTCCAACGAGGCCCCACGCAGGCGACGTCTGGGTAGCATCCTTGAGAGGGACACCCCACGCCACCTGGTGAAGCAACTCGGCCTGGCCTTCATTCATTGCAGTCTCGAAGTCCTCCATCGAGATACGGCGGATGGCGCCGTTGATCTCGACCAGGAGGCAATTCGATTTCAGCATGGAAGTTACTGCTGTCGCATTTGCTAAAGGTTTGTTTGCCATAAGGTATTGTATTAGGGATTACATAGTCCATTCGACCTCAGAGACCACAACCACGTCCTTCTCAACGCCGTTGACGTCAGTTTCCGCCGTGGTGATAGAGACGAGGTTGGTGGCGCCGGTGTTCTGGCCGGAAGCAGGGACCCTCTTGCGGGACACCCAGCCATCAGGGTCCATGACGTTCGACACCCATTTGGCACCGGTGATGGTGGTCAGTTCGGTGTTGGTACGAACATTCACGACGTATGCCTGGAGGTAAACCGGCTTGTTGGCATCCACCTCGCGGTTCGGAGTGCCGGTGGTGGACCCGTCGCTGTTGCAATAGCGGTGCTCCACGTGGTAGTCGTCCAGAGTGTCGATGATGCGGATGCCGGCGCGGTACACCGGAGCGGCGCCACCTTCATACTCGGACTGGCTCTTGTAGAACTCGGCGATGAACAGTTGCGTTCCGTCCACGTCTGCCCGGGTAACGGTGATCTGGGTCTGGCCCAACTTCTCGGACCAATGGGTGTCATCCTTGAACCACTTCACGTAGAAACTGTTCTGCGTGAGGCCGCCCAGGTAGAGAGCGGTCTTGACGGTAGTCTGGGTGACGAGGGCCGTCAACTGCTCGGAGGTGGCATTGATGGTGCCGAAGTAAGAGGATGCGCCCACGATCTGAATCTGGATGTCGATGCTCTTGCTCAGGTCGTACTCAACGCCGGCCACAGTGGCCACGCAGGAGTAAGTGAGGGAGTCGGATGCGACATTGGTCGTGCTGGCCAGGTCGCCGATGATAGCCAGGGCACCGTTCGTCGCCATAGCAAAGCGGTCGTCCTCGGTGGATTTCGTGTAAACCACGCCGCCGATGGTGACGGTAGAGCCGGTGAATGTCAGGCTCACGTTGTTGTACTTCCAATGGTGATAGCCGAGCGTCACGGTGTTGCCGCGAGCAGACGTCACCTGAGGAGTGATGATAGGAGTCACCTTGCCGGTGCCAGTTCCCCATGCGGGAGTGACTACACCAGACTCGGGATCGACGCCCTGGAAGAGCGGAACCCCATTGGTGCCAAGAGTGATGAAGAAGGTATCACCGTTGCGGAGTCGCTTGACCGTGATACTGTTTTGTGCGCTGTAATTATCCATTACCAGTCTCCTTTTTTGATTAGTTTCTCGATTTGATCAAGGGTATAGATGGTCCCGCCGATTGCCGTAGCACGATCCTCCAGGGTCTCGCCCGGGATGATGTTCAGTTCCTTCTCGTCGAAGATGATGTGCTCGCCATTCCGCAGGCATCCACGGATGGACAGCCCTGCCTGGGCTGCCTGCATCCTGTCTGCGATGATGTATTTCATGGTTAGTTGATAATTAAGATGTTTCCACTCTCATCGACGAAGGGGTCGGTCCCGTCGGTTGCCACTTCGTAGGCCGGCTTGATTTCGCCCTCCACATACACGTCCATCCAGTCATCCTCATAGGTCCTGCCGATGCCGGTGGTCTGGATGAGGAACAAGGTCTTCTCGCCTTCATGGTGGGCCATCCTGGTCTTCTCAACCGTGTCCGTGAACCAGTTCATCTTGATGATGCTGCCGGGGCACTCCACGACGTTGCCGTCGGCGTGCGCCATGACCTCATCGTACCGCTGGATATCCGAAGGCATGATAGCGGCTCCGTTGGTAGGCTCCAGGTTGTAGTTCGGATAGACGCGGTTCACGGAGAACTGAATCTGCGGGTTCGGGCGGGTGCTGTCGGTGAGGACGGCGCGGACCAGGTAATCGGCCTTCGTGATGAGTCGCAGATCCAGGGTGAAACCGGTGTTGCTGAGCGCCAGCACTTCCGGGTCGGCCGTGGTCAGTTCCGTGAAGGAAGAGACATTGTTCACGCGGTAGAGTTTCAGCGTGAAGCCAGTTGTAATCACATCGGGACCCCTGTTCACCGTGACGGCGATGGCTCGCTTGTAGGCGTTCTCGTCAGTGGCGGCCGCCTCGGAGGCTGCGCTGGCCGAGATGATGTCGTGCGCCACCTTGTACTCGTACAGGTGGAGTTTGTCCTTGAAGGGATTGTACTGGATAATCTGGTCGTCACCGATGCTGATGCTGTACGCATCCTCGGAGACGTCCTCCGTGGAGAGGATGAAGGGGTCCGTCTTCACGGGGTTCAGAGTTCCCAGACGGGTGTCGGCCACAACGCCTTCAAAGCGGAGGCTGTACTGCTTCTCCGGGGGAACGTTCACACGGATGGTGATGGCGCCACGGTAGTTGGAACTCGACGTGTCAATCGAGTATTTGGGGTTGCCAAGGTCGTTGTTTCCCTGGAAGTCCGGGTGCTGCGAGATCTCGATGTCGTCCACATACCAGTGCATCTCCGTGAGGAGGTTATTGGCATACTGGTTGTGCCAGGATCCGTCGGAAGCCGACGCGAACACCTGGGGCCAGAACTCAGAGCCGGTGGCACGCCGGTCCGGCTCATACTCGGCCGGAGACACTCGGCCGTTGTAGGTCTGCAAGGCCGGGCGGGTGGGCGTCAGGCACTCCACTGAGACGGCCAAATTCAGGGGAGCGTAGTCAACCCTGATGCGTTTCTTGTTGCTTATCATATCGAAAGAGTGTATTCGGTTTCAGTATCATCTGGCATCAGCACGCGAATCGTGAACAGTGTGCTCACTCCTATTTCGGCCAGGTCGGAATAGTTCGCATTGTGTACAATCTCAATCTCGCCGGCGAAGTTCCTCACCTTGGGGAGGAGTTTCCAGGCTGCGTCGGCCACGGGGTCCCCGGAGTCTCGCTCGATCTCCCACTCAATCACATCATCTGTGTGGTCGTCCCATCCCTTCATGACAGAGCACCGGACGTTCAGAGACTCTCCGTAAGCCAGCGTGTCCTGCCCCTCCGTGTCAATCTCGATGCGGTACGGCAGTTCCTCGAACTGCTTGATGGTGCCTGACATGTAGATGTTGTCAAGGTAGGCGGAGTAGCCGGACATGTTCAGGCCGAGCACGCTAAGATTCGACAGGTCGCCGAACTGGGCAGCGATGTTCTGGGCCGTGAACTCCCAGGAGTTGACGTCTTTCAGGTAGCGCTCGTAGGTCCTGGTGGAGTAGCGGCTGGTCTGACGGGTGGCGTCAGAGAAGTTGCCGTAGGCCACGAAGTTCATCTGGGCGCACGGGTGGTGCGCTTCCGGATACCTGGTGGACTCTGGACGGATGGCATAGCGGAAGCAGTGGTTGTCCTCGGCCAGCAGTTCGGTCACGCGGAAGTAGGTCGTGTAGAAGCCTGCGAACTCAAAGTTGCCGATGCCATCATCGGAATCCAGGTTGGCATTGACGGACTGGTCGAAGCCATCGTGGAAGATGCCCATGCAGATATCATCGAGAGCGATGAGGCCGATTTCGCCTTCCTCCAGGTGGAGGTAGGCAATACCGGTATTCAGCATGTTTCCGTTCTCGTCGTAGTCCGGATAGACCTGCTCAATGATGCCACCACCGGGAGCACGCCACTGGTTGCCTACCTGCACGGAAGTGCGGTTGTAGCGCAGTTCCGGGACTTCCAGCCAACGCCGGAGCGTCAGGGAGTCCAATTCGCCGTGGCCATACTCGTCGATGTTACCGCCCATGCCGGCCAGACCTTCCGCGTAGTCACCGAAGGAGGTGCCGGCAGCCATGTTAATCTTGCCGACGGCCGTGTCTTCGTGCTCTCTGGACAGGTAGGATTTCGTCTGGGCACGGACTGCGGCCTGTGCCTTCTGCACGATGTTGTTGACGTTCGCGATGATCTGCTCCGGAGACAGAGACTCCGAGCCGGAAGACCGGCCCAGAACATTCTCCGAAAGCACAACCTCGACATTCGGCAGCATCTTGGCACCCATGTTCCAGGTGATAGTCATGGATCGGATGGCCAGTTGCAGAATCTCACCACCGGAGAAACGAGGGTCGTAAATCTCCATGACAACTCCGGTCCTGAGTTTGCTCATCAGAGTCTCCGACTCATCCTGCTCCAGGGTGTTGATGCGCACGGGGTCCAACTGCACAGCCCAGGTAGGGTTGGCGTAGGACTTGGCATCCAGGGCGGCCTGCTTCGTCTCGTTCAGTTTCTTCTCGGCCCATACCACATAGAGGTGCGGCATGTCGATGCCAGTGAAGAAGAAGTGGTCGCCGGCAATAGGCTTCGGGCTGGTGCTGTTCGGCAGCATCTTGCCCGTGGAGTCAAACTCGGCATCAGACTTGGCCAGAATCAGACACCACTCGGACTGGACGCCATTGAGCGTCTTCGTGCGGTCAACGGTTGGCCAGTCCACGATGGTGAACTCATAGTCGCTGCTGGCCGACATCCAGCCATCAGAGAACGTCAGTTTCGCCTCGTTGCCAAGGCGGTCGCCCAGGATAGGCTCCCAGACGCGCTTCATGTACTCCAGGTCGGTCTCATTCGCTCCCTGCGTGGTCTGCCAGATATTCTTCACCCAGATCTTGAAGGTCATGGGGTTGTCGCCGGCATCAGACGCAAAGGACGAGATGAGGCGCACATTTGCCAATCCGACGGTGCGGATGGTCATCTTATTGGCAGGGTACGCATTGATAGCGGCCTTGATATGCAGGTGGTAGGTGTAACCACCCATGAGGGCCGTAATCGGGAACTCAGCGTTGTCGCTCTCGCGGATGGCCACCACCTCAGAATACTGGGTATTGATGGAGCAGGCGTAGGCGTAGTTCGGATATACGATGCCAGAGGTATCGTCGCCAAGATGCCAGTTGAAGCGGATTTCTCCGACACGGTTGGACGGCACCTTGAAAGCCGGTCCATCGAACTCGTAGTAGCGCAGGGATTGGCCGGCGGCGAAGTTCTGCGTCTTTATCATGTCGCCCAGGCTTTCCGTCTGAGACGCACCGCCGTCATCTCCGTCCGTGATGGTGCCGATGGCCACAGCCTCGTCGATGCGCCCGTAAGGACTCACGGTGATTCCCTGGATTGTAGGGAAGATCTCATCATCGTCGTCCAGTTTACCCTGGCGCACTCCATACTCAGCGATAGAATCCACGTCCTCCACGTACTCGACCGGCTGGAACTTGGTGTCCGTAAGGCCCTTCTGGTACGCCCAGTGCGACTGAATCTCGGCAGGCTCCGGATTGGCCGGAGTGGGATAGTCAGGATCTACGGGGCGGTTAGGGTTGCGGAGCCATCCCTTCACGTAGTATCGGAAGTTGATGTCCAGCAGACGCTCGAAGTACACGTTGGCCAACTCGGCGCAAGCATCAGGGTCGCCGGCGAAGGCCGTGTTGTTCGGGTCCTCCTTCTTGAAGTACCGGTAAGGCAGGTTCTGCTCACCACCACGGCCAAGCAACTGGTTGTAGATGTCTGCATCCTGCAACTGGCGCTCAATGCGGGTAAGGCCGCCCTGGTATCCGTACTGGAAGATGTGACCCTGGATGGTGCTGATCTGGGAGCCGGCCGTGATGTAGTACACGCCGTTCTCCTCGCTCAGGCTCCAGATGAGGCCATACACATCGTAGAGCGCCGGGAGGACGTCCCACAGGTAGGTGTACTCAATCTGGACCTCCTTGACCTCATCGGACAAGGTGGCACTTTGGTCAACACGTATAACGAACCGGTTGGCCCCGAAATAGTAGGCCAGTACCCGGTTGAAAAGTTCTATGAAATTCTGGGCGTTGAGGCGGACGGAAGCGATGTACTTGTCAACAATCACCGTTCCCTGGTCAGCCTCAGAAAGTTCGATGAAGAAATACCGCTTCAACTCGGCGATGGGGAAGGACTGGAACGTCAGATCCACCATTGAGCACCTGGAAGTGTTGTCCTTCGCCGCCTGTGGCGTATGGGTATTGAGGGTGAACTTTTCCCCCTTGTACTCCACATACCACTCTTCGCTCTCAAAGTCCGGGACGATATCACCGTCAATCCGGACCTGGGAGGTAATAATGCGGTCGCCCATCTCCTCAAAGGAAATGGTCGCCTGGGTCAGTGTCGCATAAGACGGAAAATGTTCGGTTATTCCTGGAATCATAAGCGCTAAACGGATTGCCCGCTTCCGCTCCCACTTCCAGCAGAAAGGTCGAAGTTGCAGAGGCTGGGCTTATTTACTCGGATAACCCATTCCACAACTACGACATCGTGTGCTTCACCAGTTGAATCCCTCCAAAAGTCTGTCGCAAGTGCTATCGGTTTCGGGTATCCGACGATTTTCACTTTCTTGTAATCGTTGTAAAACTCGACCTGGTTAAAGGTCTTTACTCCGGCAGAATCTTTCGTGTACAGGGCGTCGTTGAAGGCTTTGATCACACTGTTCGCGTTCTCCAAGGCTCCTTCGGCCTTGATGTAGAATTTAACCTTGTAGTCGAAAGGAGCATCAACGGTCTTCGGCAAAATGTTCTCACCCTCCTTCTCAGGGTAGGTGGTAGTCTCAAAGTCCTTAGCCTCGGCGCCGAAGCGGTGGTCCGCAGATACGTACCACAACTTCCAGCCGGCAATGGTGTCCTTGATTGTACCGGAGCCTATTTTAAGCCTTACCTTGATCATCTCCTTGGTCCTCCTGGTTGTAACGGCATGTGGCGCACTTGTCGCCATCTACTTTTTCCTCATGATTCAGAACGGGACAGCCGTCACCCTCGTTCGTGAACCTACACCAATTCGCCTGACGGATGGAACGGCGCTTGTCATCCAGTTTCCGCTCCAGATGCTTGTTGTACTCCCTCGTCTTCCTGTTCTCGACATCCTGGTCCGCGATGTACTTCTTCTGAATCATCAGAATCTGCGACACGTTCTCAAGGACGTCTTTTTCCTTTTTCTGCTTGGAGCGCCAGACGCTCGCAAACCAACCTAAGATAGCAGTAATGGCCGGAAGCGCTACATCCCGCAGCAGATCCAGTATGAAAGGGGAGTTCTCCATTATTTGACAGAGTGTTGAAAGATTTTACATTTCATCTCCGGACTTGAGCAAGGCTCAACCTTGTTCTCACCAAAGATGTACAGAGGAATGTTGATGGACGTACCGTAGCCCTCAGCACATTCAACACGCATGTCACAGCCGTTCGCGAAATAAAGCATCGGAATCAGCTGCTTCTCAAGATTCAACCCGGTCTTGATAGTACCGGTACAGTTGTGGAAAACATAGACCTGGTGGTCCTTCAATACTTCGCCGTCGAAGTGCTTGTCAATATAAATGCCAAACATCTCACAGCCGGTGAAATACTTCCGTAAGGTATCCATTCCCGGATAACCCTCCTCCAGCGCCCAGTCAATCGTCCGCTTGTACAAACCTATTGCCGTGGCCCTGGAAGTCACTTCTTCCAAGGCCCGGCGGTTCTCTTCGCACATGTGATGCGCGGAAGCCTCGCGGCGCAACTGCTTTTTCCACTCGTTATCCATCATAGCGCAAAGATACAAAAATTCTACTTTATTGCAATGCAGTGACTATTTGTATTTGCGTTCTTCGATGTGCGGACGCTGCGGATCATCTCGGTCAGCGATGCGATGTTCTCGTCCAGGTGCTCCATCTGGGTCCGGAATTTCTCGTCCCCGAAGGTGCCTGACGTGGTTCCGGCAGTGCTCGTGGACGCAGGAGCGGCGGCAGGAGTCGTGGAAGCCCCAACCAGGGCCGCACGGATGGCAGCAACGTCTGCGCTGATGGTGGGCACGTAGGACATGTAGAAGTTCTGAGTGTTGATGCCAGCAGCCAGGCCGTTGATGCTCTGCTCAGAGGCGCCAGCGATGTCCTTGCTGATGCCGGTGAGGTTGGAATCCAGGCCGCGCATGTTCACGCCATACTTTGCGAGGTTCTGCATCAGGGCGGTCATAGAGGCATTGGCCTGGTCGATGACGGTAGCAGACATGGCCGCAATCTGGGCAATATCCTGCTCGGACAATTCGCCGCCCTCATTAGCCAACTGGTCAATCTTATCGAACACGGGCTGGAGGATCTTCTGCATGACGGCGGCCGCCAGGGACTCAGTGACCATGCTCTGAATCATCTCCTTGAACTTATCCTTCATGGCGCCGGTGGTGGACGCGAAGGTCTGGTAAGCCTCAATCCATGCTTCCGCAAAGTCTCGGGCCGCAGAGGTGAGGTCCGTGCCGGAGAAGTGCTCAGACAACTGAGTCTCCATCTCCTTCAACTTCTCCTCGGCCTCCTCGATGTCGTCCAGCCATCCCTCAATCTTGTCCTCGTCCGTCTTCTTACCCTTGCTCTGTTCGGCCGCAATCATCCTATTGTATGCAACGATCTTGGCCTTGAGGACTTCCTGCTGTGCATTGAAGTCAGAGATGTAGTCAGCGCCAAACGCCTTCTCCATCGCCTTATCCAGCCGGTCATATTCCTTCTCCAGGTTCTTCACCACCTTCTCCTGGGCCGCTATCTCGCGGTTAGCCTTCGCGGTGCTGAGGTTGCTCATGATCATGGCGAGGGCGGCCACCGATGCGATGATGGCCGAGATGGCCAGCACAATCGGGTTGGACTCCAGCATGGTGAACATGGCGTTGATGAAAATCAGCGCGGTTCCAACCAGTGTGAGGCCGGCGGCGATACCGGAGAGCACAGCCTGGCCGTCGCTCAGTTCGTCCAGATTGAGCATGTCGGACACAGTGTTGACAATTTCAGAAAGCGTGTTGAAGGAGTCACCAACTTCGGCAACACCCTTCTTTGCCTTCATAAGAGATTTCTGGGCTGAATCCTGAGCCTTCTTATACTCGATTGTATTCTTCTTGCCCTCCTTCTCCAAGCGATTGGCCGTCTTCTTTGCCTTGGCATACGCCTGCAACTCCTTGATGATGGTCTTGTAGGAATTACCACGGCTTTGCACCTGCGTCTCGGCCTTCTCCTTGGCCTGGGTGACAGTCTTGAGGTCTTCCGGGCTGGCCGTAGCACCTGCCTTCTGGATGTACTCGTCAAGAAGAGCGATGAGGCCCTCCAGTGTCGCCGTGGAGACGTTCTCCAGGTCCTCGAAAGCCTTGGTCCACTCATAGGTAGCCTTGAGTGCTTCGAGTTCGATCTGGGCCGTTTCTTCGCCTTCCTTCTTCTGGGAAGCAGCCTGGGTCTCGGCAGATTCCTTCTTGATGGCACTCGTCTGGGTTTCAGCCTTAGCCTTGGCCTCTGCTTTTGCCTTCACCTTCTCAGGCTCGGACACATCGCTGGCTTCAATCCGGGCAATCTCCTTCTGATACTCTTCCTCAATGCGGGCAAGTTGCTTCTTCTCCCACTCCTGGATCTCGACACGCTTATTGGCCTCGCGGGTCTTGACATCAGTAATGCGCTCCTCGAAAGACTTGGACTTCTGATACGTCTTTACCAGGTCGTTGACCCAGGAGGCGTCATGCTTGCGCACCTCATCGGCAATCTCGCGGAGGTGCTTCTGCATCTCCTCTGGGAACTTATCCATGTTGGCCAGGATGTAGTCAAAATCCTGGTCTCCGAAAGCCTTGCGCATAGCATCGTCGAGGCCAACATCAGGCATGTCATTCAGTTTCTCCAGGGATTCGTTCAGTTGCTTCTGGATAGACTCGGTAAATCCTTCAACACCTTCTCCGCCATAGACAGAAAGGGTGAGAGTCATAGCGAGGTCCTGATCGCCGGTAGCATCGAGGAGGCCGGAATAGAAGTTGCGAATCTCAGCACTACGCTTCAATTCCTCCTTCATCTTCTTGAAGGCTTCCTCGAAATTCTTGGTCATCTGGGTGGTGTCGAAATCGGTCTTCGCATCCCACAGAGACTGGAGCAATTTCTGGAAATCACGGAGGGCCTTCGCCTTGTTGCTGCTGCCTGTGATTTCCTTGGACAGGAAGGCTGTCAGGTTGTTGCCGGCGCCATGCTTCTGGGCCTTCTTGAAAGCCTCGTCAATGGCGTCCTGATACCACTTGGAAAGTTCCTCTGCGGCACGCTTCTGGTCAGCAGCGCTGATGCCAAGAGAGAGGCCACGAGTTTCCATCGTGGAAGACTCCTGGCCGAGAGCACCAGCCTTGCCCATGTACTTTGCGAGGTTGTCGTATCCCTTCTTGAAGTCCTGCATGAATTTCATGCGGTCCTGCATGGTCTGGATGAAGGGGTCAGCCGTATATCCCTTGCCACCATTATCCTTGACAAGATCAAGAGCGTTGAAGTCCTCCAGGATCTTCTTATACATCTCCTGCATCAGTTTAGCGTCAGCAAGAGACTGCTCGGTCTGGGCGCGACGGGCGCCGGTAGCCTTGACCATCGCCTTCGTATAGAAATCGACGAGAGCGGTCTGGGCCTCATACTCCTTCGCGACCGCCTTGAGGGCATCGCGCTGGTCGCCGAATCCTTCAATCTGGTCCTTCGTGAGAGCCTTCACCTTGGTGTTGGTGCTCTTGAGGGTGGTGGTGTAACTGTTCAACTGGCTACGCCAGGCGTCTCCAAAGAAGTCAGGAAGGGGCGGGCCGATGAGGTCGTCAGACAGGCCCTGCAAAGCCTTGTCTGCATCATTGATTGCTTCCTGAAACTCTCCAATCTGCTTGTTGAGTTCCATAAGGCGCTCACCAAACTTTGCGCGGTCTTCATCGGAAAGATTGACTTCCTGGTATGTGCCGCTTGCGCCGTACATACCGGAGCCGGTCTGTACATACTGGAGTTTGGTGCCGCTCTGGAGTTGAGCAATAATCTTGTTCCGCTCCTCGACCAGATCTGCCATGCTGTTCTCAGCACGCTGCTTGTCGAGTTCCATTTTGAGGCGGATTGCCTCTCGGGCCTCCTTGTTATTCTCGCGGATGGCCTCAGTATTCAGAGCAAGGGCGCCGGTCTGAGCGTCGGTGCCATTGATTGCCTGAGGATAGGCCCGGCCCAGTTCTTTTGTGACACGGACGAGTTCGTCAGTCTCCTCCTTGGTCCGGTCCGCCTTATTGGCCAACTGATCGTACTTGTCGCACAGTTTGTCAATATCATCGGCATGAGAAGATGCCTTATTGAAAGACTCGACGGACTTCTGGAAATTGTCAATAGAAATCCTCGATTCATCGGACTTCTTGGCGAGTTTCACAAGAGCATAGATGAGCGCGGCAATGGCTGCTGCGGCCAGTGCATACGGATTCTTGAGCATCGCAGCAAGCATCCGATAGAGGGCCTTCGTAAACAGGTTCGTAGCCATCATTTCACGAGTCTTGACGGCCACATAAGCATTACCGAGTGTGATGGAAAGTTTCGTTGCTGCGGTCTCGCCGAAGATGGCAGCAATCAGTTTGCTCCGGCTTACAGTGTTGAGTTCAAGGGCAGATATCTCTGCAACCTCAGCAGCCGTAAGAGCGTTCGCGGCAACCCGGGCATTGGCAACCACAATCTTGTAGGCCACGATGGATGCAACGAGACCTTTGAGCACCTTTCCAGTCTCGCGCCAGTTCTGCATCAGGCGCATGGACGTGGCCAGAAGGTCCGTCATGGCCTTATGTACGGTGCCGGTGTTACCGATTTCATCGTACATGATTGATGCGGCATCCTTCAACTTCATCCACTGTCCCTTGAGGGTTTCAGACTGCTTCTCCTGCATCTTGTAGAAGATGCCGCCGGCATTGGTCATGTCCTCGAAAATCTCCTTGATCATCGAGAACGGAACCGCACGCTTGGAGATAAGGTCAAACACCTCTGCCGTCTTCACAGTGCGGCCATTCAGTTTCGTGAACTTCTCGGCCAACAGATCCACGAGAGGGATGCCGGCCTCGGTGAACTGACGGAGTTCCTGACCACGCAGAACAGCAGCGGCACGCACCTGGCCGTAAGCGAGCACCAGGCGAGACATGTCAACGCCAAGACCGGCAGAGATGTCCGCCAGGCGCATGGTGACGTCGAACAGATTCTCCGTCTCAATGCGGTATGCAGACAACTGCTTCGTGAAGGAAACGAGGTCTTTGATCTCGAACGGAGACTGGATGGCGGCCGCCTTCAACTGCTTGAACAGTTTTTCGGCACGCTCCGTATCCTGAATGATACCGCCGAGGGCAACACGTTGCATTTCAAACTCGGCGGTAACATTTCGGACATTCTGTATGAATCTGGTAGCGGAGTGGAGCGCGACAAGAGTTGCCGACCCCTTTATCAGGGCCAGCAGGTGAGAGTTGGACTGAGCAAGGCCGGCGTTCCACCTCTGGATGGCCTCATGGCCACGGCGGAAACCAGCAGCCATCTCGATGGCGGCCTTGTTGCTGAGGTCAACGGCCACGCCAACCTGGCGAGCCTTAATGCCCATCCGGTCAAGTTCGATGGAGCAGGCCGCAAGGAAAGTCCTCGTCTCTTTCAGTTTTATATTGACGTCATCAATCTGCCTCTGATACTTGGACACATTGACACGCGGATCGAGTCCGCCGGTAGCCTTTCCAGCGAGGTTTTGCTTCCTCTGCAACTGGTCCAACTTGGCGGTATATTTTGTGATTTCTGCCTCAGCACGCTGCATGTTGAGCGTAAGGACGTTGCCCATAGTGCTCGATGCGTTGCCGACGCCTTTGATTTTTGTTTCAAGGAGTGATGCCGCCTCAAGGAGTTCCTTTTCCTCCGCTTTGAGTCCAGAACCAAGCAGACTGAAACCGCCCTTGGCGGCCATCTTGTTGATCCTGGCATTAACCTGGTCGAGAGCAGACTGGAACTGAGCCAGGGTGGTCCTCGGCTCATCGAACAGTTCAATCAACGCCTTCTTGGATTTACCAATCTTGACATCTATGAAGAGAGACATCGGAGCGGAGTTAATCACGTCCTCCAACGGCTTCATCGAAGTTTTTACTCGGCCAGCAGCCTCCTTGAAAGCGGCATCTATATCAATTACAACAGGTATTTCAACTGCCATGTTTATTTTCCTCCTCGATTATGAAAGATTGCAATTTATCATCCTCGGTGTCATCTTGAACCGGCAGGCCAAAGTTACGAAGAATTTGGTTAATTTCCTCTTTGGTCTTGCGGGTATTAGACACCAGAATCAGTTTCTCCTCCTTCTCGTAGTCGTAGTCATAATAGCCCTTGTCAATGAGCATCATCTGGACGAAATTGGCGGAGTCCAGATACCAGTATCGGAACCACGACCAGAAGTTGTAGTTCCCATAAACACCCTTGATTCTTTCGTTGTGAGTGGACGCCTCGAAGGCCGACGTTACTTGTCGTCCTTTTTTATCCCCAAAGCGTCCTTCTCCAACATATTTATCACATTCTCCAGCCTCTCTTGCGCTTCTTTGGCGCACTCGCCAACCGGCCTCATAAACAGTTCTCGTTCCTGCCTTGAGAGTTGCCAGTTGGCTGAGGAAAAACCCACGTCTTCACTGACGGCCCCCACTCCGTTGATCTTGAACGTTACCTCATTCCCACGGAGTTGCAGGATATGCCACTTGAGCCACCAGAGCGGCTTCACAAATATGGCCCAGTTCCCGAGCAGGTAGTAAGCGGCCTTCTTGGCGTGGAGGGAGTAGAGTTTCTTGGTCAGATTCTTCGCATCCTTCTCAGCAACTCCCTGCTTGCCCTTGATCTCCAGGACCTGCGCTTCCTGTTCCAGCAGCGCAATACGCTGCTTGACTGCTTGCGACACCTGGCGCACCTTGTACCGGCGGCCGCCGGCCACGATGGTACAAGGCGCCTGGGTGACGGTTTCATACTCGCCGAGCAGGAACTTATCTGCTTTCTGCATAGTATTTGCTCAGCATTTTGTCCAACTCGGGGATCCAGCCTGCGGGAGAGTTCTGAATCCAGATCTTATCCTTAAAGGCTTTCTCGATGCACCAGATGCGAGGATTGCTCCTATACACTCCGCACTTGAAGTTGTCAGTGTCAAAGTGGAGGGTGAAAGGAACACGGGTCGCGAAGTAGGTGTTGAAGTAGATGTTTTCCACCACGTAGGACTGATGGTCGCAATCGTACTTGTCGTAGATGGCGAACAGTTTGTCCCACTCGTAGTACACCGGAAGATGGCAAATCCAGTTGCGGATGGGCAGACCTTCGCGGACGCACAGTTCCCTGGTCTTGGCCAGGTCACGCTGCCATGCGTTGCTGCTGTTCGGGTCGCCCTTCATGTCGCCCTCCAGAATCTTCGGAAGCAGAACCTCCTCCATGCTAAAATCGTTGACGGCGTACATGTCGTCGCAAGCATAGATGAAGCCTTCCGTGTCCGGGAAGCGCTCGCGCACCTTGCGGAACTTGTTCACGTGGTCGATGTGGCACCTGTACTGGCCGGGGATCTCGTCAACGCGAGGGCACTCGATGAAAACGATATCATCGCCGGTATCCACGATGGGATGATAGTCGCCGACAATCACGATGACATGGGGCTTCTTGAAGTGACGGCGCCAGCCGGCAACCGCATACTCAAGTTCACGACCCTGGGCACCTTCGGCCAGATACGGGATTACGACGAGGACTCTGGGGTCCTTCTCGGGCACCAGTTTCGTCTCCTTGGGTTCCACCTTGACTTCTTCTTCCACCTTTACTTCCTGAGTAGGGGCAACAGGTTCCTGGACCTGTGTCTTTTCCTCTGCGGGCTTCTTTTCGCCCTTCTTCTTATTACTTTCTGCCATAGTATTTTAAGATTTGATAAAGAAAAAGAGGGGCGGGGATCTGTTCAACCCTCCACCCCTCGGATTTAGGTTCTCTACACGAGATTAGGCGCCAGCGCCGGAGCCGCTACCATTTCCGTCGAGGGTCTCTGCGGAGATCCCACCATCAGCGTAGGCAACCTCGTTGCCAGCGAAGATAGGCATGACGGTCTTGAGGTTGGCGGTATCGACGTACTCGGCGGTCACGACCACGTGGATCTTCCAGATCTTGTCGCCCCATGCGAGGGAGCCGGCCATCTTGGCCTTCGGGAAGAACAGGGCCTTGTTGCCCTCGTCGTTGGTGATCATGATAGGACGGGTCTTCACGGGGAGTTTGTGACCGAAGCCATAGACCTTGTGAGTACCGTTGCCGAACACGGCGGTAATGCCGGACTCGGAAGGAACAACTTCGACGGCGCCGAGGAACACCTTCAGGAAGTCGGGTTCCAGGTCGGCCAGGTCGAAGGAGAACTGGTGCGTGCCGTTGGTGGCGGTGGAGGTGATGACGTCTCCCTGTTCATCCAGGAGGTTGTTGAAGGAGACCTGCTCACCATCCCAGGAAGTAGAGTCCTGAACTACCTGGCCAAGGCTGGCGCCGTTGGTCAGAAGCTGGGCGATGGTGGTATCGTTGGTGATACCAGCGGCGGGCATGGAGAAGACGATGATGTCACCCTGCCCGGCGATGAGCTGCTGAGAGCTACCAAGATTCTTTACAGACATAGTTTATTGCGAGATTAAAGATTTCGTTATGCGCCTTCCCCGGAGCCAGAGCCGGAGCCTGGCTCAGGTTGGGCATTGAAATTGCTGTTCGTATGCCACAGGAGGTTGAGCGTGGTGATGCTGTAACCGGAAGCCTGATTCGGTGTGGTAGGTGTAATGTAACGTTCGTCCTCGAAGTAGAAGAAGAAGTTCTGAGTGTTCCGCTTGTGAACCAGGGTCTCGAATTGCTCCAGGATCCTGTCTATCCTCTGGCCCTTGATGGAACCATCATTGTTCATCTTGCAGTAGAGACTCACTGCGACGGCGCCTTCCGCGTAATTGGCCTTGGGGCCAGGTCCGCTGATGTTGCCATTGATGTAGATGACGATGAAATCCGTAGGCAGACCATTGGTGGGGCGCTCCCAGTCGCTGTAAACAACGACCTTCTCAGTGCCGCCATCGGCCTTACCAACTACGACCTTCCCGTCGAGGAAGTCACGCAGTTCCCTATCGGGATGTATGGAAGACATCTTTATCATTTGAATCTCCTCATTGCTGCCGGAGCGGGTTTCGCTCCAGGGTGAACTTTGATGTACTTAAGAACCTGGACGCTGGTCTGCATCTGGTTCGCAAAGTGGCCTTCAAGGGTTTCAAGGTAGCCACGATGAGTCGGTTTCTCATTGACACCTTCTGCATAGGGGACTGCCACGAACAAGGTGCCTGACACCCCGGTCTTCGGATAACTGTTCTTACGGACGGCCCGGATGGCTTCGTCCATACCCCAGATTTTCTTTCTGTCCGGAGCGTTCTGCGGCCTTGTCGCTTCTTGAGGCATGTAGAGAGCACGCACAACTCGACCACTCTGAGCAACGGCCACGGCGATACTGTCATGGAGGTTGGCCGTGTAGTAAGGGAGCACATCCTTGTTGGCCTGGACGAAATCGAGGAAACTGTTCCCCGCGTTCGTGAAGACCTGCTGGGCGGCCTTGTTCACGCCATCGGCGCAAGAGAGCAACTCGATCTCGAACTGCCTTCTTGCGTTTTTCCATCCTTGCAGATGTCTGCCGTGACTGTAAGCCATTGTTAGTCTCCTTGTGCTTGCTTTAACTCGATTCTCGTGCACTTGATGTTCGCCTGCCAGGGCAGGTTGATGTCGCGGACAATCTCGGCGATGGCCTTTATCTCGCGACCCTGCTCCGTGGTCACGGCGATGGCATCGTTGATTGCGACCATGACATCATTACCGGGCAGATAGACAGTGGGATTACGGGTGATTATGCTCCTGGAGTACCCGGTGCCACCTTCCTCGTAGAGGCAGGGGCCGGAGTAGATCTCCTGGGGCGCAATCTCGTTGTCCCATTTGTCGCGTCCACCGTTGTCCCTGGTGATGACGCAAGTGTCACGAAAGTCAATGATCTTCATTACCTCATCCTCAATGCTGTGGCGTCATACATTTCGCAGGCGGTAGAGTCGTCCTCAGGGACTTCCCATCCCCACTTGCGGCGGAGGTCGTCGCCAAGCGCCTTAAACCGTGCGCGGTCGGCCATCGTGATGGTGTAACCGCCCCGGGAAGCGCGGACGTCTCCAACCTGTTCGGAGTATCCGCCTCCTGCAAAAACACCGCACACCGAATAGTAAACTGTCGAAGATGCGTAGTCAAGACGCATATCGAAATCGGTGTCATCGGTCCTCTCGCGGCGCTCGGTGTGAGTTCCAGAGCCTTCCTCGTCAGGAACTTCTACGTCAACATAATCGACGTCCTCATTCAGGTCGAGTCGGGCCAGACCGACCTCCTTGGGGCTACGTGCGGCGCGAGCCACAACGTTCTCTTGGAGGTCAAGTCCGGGGACCAGACTACGCAGGTATTCTTCGACAGTCATACTTCTTCGGATTTATTGGTTACGCTCCTTCGCCAGAGCCACTGCCGGAACCGGAACCACTTCCACTGCCGCTGCCGGCGGTGTAGGTGATCACGTACCACATCTCCTTCGGGCGGGTGGGCACGCAGAGGCCGTAGAACTCGGACCACCAGTCCTGAGTCTTGGACTTAACGTCGTACTCGTACTGGATGATGCCACGACCCTCGAAGAAGGTTGCGTAGATGGCGTCGCCATCGGGCAGGAGGGCCATTGCGGTCTTGATGGTGCCCAGAGGACCTGCGGGATACAGGACGTAGGTGTTGGCGTTGAAGGTGCGGAAAGCCTTGGTGACAAGTTTGGCGTTGACACCCTTGCCTTCCAGGCGCTCGGTGGCGGTGAGGCCCTGCTTGAACTTGATGTTCTTGAGGGGCAGGCCGATGAGTGCGGCGAAGGCGGACTTCACCTCGTCATCGTCGGCGTTGTTACCCACGATAAGGGCGTTGGCGTCGTTCGCAGGGGTCATGAGCAGGTCACGACGGATGCGATAGCCAATCTGCTTGCGCACGACAGGGTGCTCCATGTCGTCGAGGAAGGACAGTTCGTCAACTTCCATGATGATGGAACTCTTGTCGTAGCCCTTACGCATCATGTTACGGACGGTCTTGCGCAGAACGGCGATGAGGTCAACGTTCATGTTGGCCGTCTCGGCGGTCTTGTTCTCAGGATCGCTGAACATGTTCGGGGTACGAGTGATGTTCTCGTCCGGAACATTGGACATGAACACGAGGCCCTTGATGCCGCGAGGGTTGTTGTTGGCATCGAGGATGAGGCCACGGTTGGACACCATCTGGTCGCGCTGATACAGCATGGACAGATAGTGGGCGTTCTTGATGTCGGTGAGACCGTTGAACAGCAGGTCCAGAGCATACTCGCGTGCGGTCTGGTTCTGGAACTGAATCTTGGACAGAGCGTCCAGGTAGTTGCGGTAGTCGTCCGCATCCCAGAAGAAACGGGCCTTCTGGCAAGGGATGACGCCTTCCGTCATCTCGAATCCCTTGGTTCCCAGAGGGATGACCTCGGAATCCTTGTCGGCGTAGGTTGCCATCACCTTGAGTTTGTTCGACATCAGCAGCTGCTTGAAGTCGAAGG